GAAAAAAAGAAAGAATATGAATTTGAAAAAATGGGTGCAGAAGAAAAACTTAAAGTTGTACAAGATATAGGGGATGAAGCATATATGGAAGCAGTAGAATATTTTGAATACAATACTGAAGGAGCATGGATGGGGGATAGAACACCCATATTTGTAATTATGAAAGACTTATTAACACCAATAGAACCTATAGAGGAGGACTAAATGGCAGCAGCAGGATGGGAAAACCCAAAAGCCCCTTATGATTTTACACAAGGTATGTGGAATGATTATAATAAAAACTATTCACATTTATCATGGGAAGAATACATGCAGATGACAAAGTGGGGTATAAAAGAAATAGTAGATAAAACACCTAAAGAAGAAAATAAACAGTATAGTTTTACAGAGTCATATAATAAACCTGTAAAAGAAGCTACTGACCCCGCACACTACCACTTTGACATAGAACCTTTTGATTACATACATGACAATCAGATGGGTTTTGCAGAGGGAAATGTGATAAAATATATAACAAGGTGGAGATACAAAGAGAATGGTATCGAAGACCTATACAAAGCAAAGCAATATATAGATATGTTGATAGCGAAGGAGCTAATAGATGACACTAATGGATGATAAAAAAATATATAATATGAACGACCAAGTAAATGAAGGTAAAACAGGTGAGGAAAAAATACTACAATTACTTGAAGTTAGACATCCAAAAGCCAAAATTAAAGATGTTAGGAATGTGCAAAAATATAGAACAGACGATATAGATTTTGTTATTACTTTACCTAGTGGACAAACAAAAACAATAGAAGTTAAAACAGACAGCTACACCACGGGTAATTTTGCACTTGAAGAATGGAGCACTAATCCAAAAAATACAGATGAATTTGGAGAATTTATTGAGGACGGCTCTGGAAGCATAGGGTGTTTTAGAAAAACTAAAGCAGATTATATATACTATTACTTTTCAGTATGGGATTTGTTATTTGTTATGAAAACAAAGCCTGCTCAGGAATGGTTTGAGGAAGCAAGGCACACATTTGAAAGAAGCAATGTTTATAACGAGGGGTACACTGGAAGTATAAGAAAAGTGCTTATAGGAGAAATGCAAATGGCACTTGGAGATGATAATATAAAAGAATATAAAAATATAACTAAGGAAATAGAAAATGGCTAAAGTAGGATTAAAATTAGGATTTACGTTTAGAGTAGGTCCATTAGAAACCAATCAGTATGCAAGAATGGACATGGAGATTCATGACATTGATACTGAACTACCAGTAGAAGAACAACTAGAAGAAGCGGGATTAACATTAGATAAAGCATATAAAGCAGTATATGATAAAGTTGATGGTGAGATTAGGGGAATCCTAAAGAAGGGTAAGAAGAAGGATGGAAGCTGAACACATTAGAGCTATTATTACTGAACAATTTTTATCTGAAAGAGAAACCTTTGATAAAAAGTTTAGTGAGCAGATGAGCCATCCAGATGATTTTTGGAATACTATACTAACAAAAGAAACAGGTAAAATAGCTGACGCTGTTTACGAAGAGACTCCAAGTGTATTGTATAACGGCTTGGTTAAATGTGGTGCAGTATGCATGGCGTGGGCTGAAGCAATACAAAAAAGAAACATAAAAAGACGAATTGAAAAAGGCGATGATTTAATATGAGAGAAAATGCAAAAGAAATATTTAATAGTTTACTAAATGATAAGAAAGTAAAGGCTACGACTGGGGATGATACAGTTTTTGAGTACACTAAGATACCTTTTAATATCCCACAACTAGATAAAATTACACACGGCGGTATACCTAGAAAAAGATTTACTCTTTTATTTGGTGGATTTTCATCAGGCAAGTCTTATGTAGCATCACAACTATGTAAAACTGTGCAAGAAGATGGTGGAGTAGCTGTATGGATTGACTTAGAGAAGTCATGGGATAACGATTGGATGACTAAGAGTGGGCTAAATACTAAAGAAATGTTAGTTTACGACCCCGACACAGCAGAGGAAGCATTCAAAGCTGCTAGAAACTCTTTACAAGCAGGAGCAGATATAGTAGTTCTAGATAGTGTAGCAGGTTTAGTACCTAATGATATCTTTACACATGAAGATGGCGTGGGTCATAGCCCTATTGCATGGCAGTCTAGAGCTTGGAATCAAATGTTGATGAGACTTATACCTGAACTGAAACACGGTGGGGCTTTTGTAGCTATTAATCAGACTAGAGGCACCATGGGTAATGTACAAATGATGGATACAATGCCGGGTGGAGAAGGTCAAAAATACTTTTCACACTGTTGTATGCATTTTACTAGAGGTTCTTGGTTAACTAAACCGGGTAAAAGCGGTTCAAAAAACATGTCAGACAGGATGGGGTTTGAGATAAACGCTAGATTATTAAAAGATAAGTTTGGTGGAGAGAAGTTTGAACAAGCTATAGTTCCATTTAAGTTTGATGGTGGTATAGACATGATTGAAACTTATGTAAGAGTAGCATTAGAAGAAAACATTATTGAACAAAAAGGTGCTATGTATTATTATAAAACTGCTAACTTTAGAGGTATGAACAATGTTGTTACATGGTTTAAAGAAAACCCTAAAGAATACGAGGAACTTGTAGATGCCACGAAAGAGTCATACCTTACAGGAAAATCTGATAGCGAGAGTGCTTGATGAAGTGGGGTTACGATACACATGGCAAACACCTGTAGGTAAGTACGTACCCGACTTTATAATAACAGAAATGGATGTTATAATAGAAGCAGATGGTCCTTTTGGACACTTTGCAAAAAGAGATGCATTACGAGATGAGTATCTAAAAGAAGCTGGATATAAAATCGTGCATGTAAAAGAAAAAACATATAAAGATATAAAGGCAAAAATATGGCAGGAATTGAAGCTATAAGTAATATGACTCCTTCTAGGGGTAAACGAACTAAGAATCAAGATAGATGGTTATTAAAATCTATAGATAATGTGCTCGGTAGAAAAAACAGTCCACCATCCAAAGGTAAGTTTTATCCATCTGTATTTGGTAATCCTTGTGATAAATATTTATATATGGCATATAATGGTTTACTTGATTGGGATACTATAAAACCGCGTATACAAAGAATATTTGACCACGGAGGTACGTTTGAAGGACGTATGAAAAAGTATCTAGAAAAAGCCGAACTGTATATTGATGATGAAGTATCTATAAAAAATGAAGACCCACCAATATCAGGTAGGATTGATTTTATAATAAAACATGATAAACATGAAGAAGCCTTATTAGAGTTAAAAACTATAAAGGATGAGGACTTTAGAGATTTAAAAGAAGCTCCAAAACATGAACATATGATACAGTTACAAATATATCTTAATTTAACTGATAGAGACTACGGTGTGGTTATGTATGAAAACAAGAATGACCAAAACCTAAAAGCATTTAAAGTTGACAGAGATAAAAAAGTATGGGATGATATACTAAAACGATGTGAAAAAATAATGACAATGACTACAGAACCTGAAACATGTACAGGTATGTGGTATTGTAAATGTAAAAATAGGAGGACATAATGAAAAGAAAATGGGGTTATGATGATGTAATGGATTATGCTAAGAAAGAGCGAGACTCTGTTCCTAGTGTTCCATGGATTAAATTTAATCAAGAGTTTTTAGATGCGGAAAAAGATGTTGATTGGGCAGATGTTAGTTCAGCATCTAATCAACAATTACAAAAACTACTAACTATATATGGTGGGGGTAAAGCTATACTAGAACACGTTGTGGCTACATTACGAGCTAAAGTAGGAGCTATCTCAGCCATCTTTGATGAAGAATATAATGCTGCTTTTGCAAAGTTTATGTCAGCAATTGATGGTAAAAAACCCACTAGAGATGAAGCTAGAGGATTAATCATGTCTTCACATGAGCATCTAAAAGACTTATTCAAGAAAAAAGTAGAATTAGAAACTAGTTTTAGATATGAAGAAGGCAGATTAAATACATTTAGTCAGTGTTACAATACTCTTTCTAGAATTGTTTCACTACGGACTGATAAAAATCTGTAAAACTTAGTATAATAATAATAGGAGAAGTATATTAATATGGGAAAATTTAGACCACAGATATTTTTAGCAATAGCATGCCTTACTATTTTATCGGTAGTAGGTTTATTTCATGAGATGCCAGAGGTATCCACCGCAACTATTGGTGGTATAATTGCATTAGGTATGAAAATATTAGAAGGAGAATAAACAAAAGGAGAAAATTATGACAAGTAAAGATATAGCAAAAGGAATAGTAAAGAGTTTACCAGTAGTAGGAGCACTTGCAGTAGGTGTAGGGGCGACTATAGCCGTATTTAAAAAAGACGCATTAGAAGATAAAGTCTTTGATAAATTGACATCTAGGCAGATTACTAAGGAAGACATACCTCTACAATAGAACTATGAAATATTTAGGTCTAGATACGTCTAGTAAGGCAATTCATATTGTCATATTAGATGAGAGTGAAAACTTAATTGAAATTTATAAAGCCGACTGTAACACTAAAAAATCATTTAAAGATAGATTTCCAGAACTAATGGATAACTTTGCTAGAATACTAGTGGAAGATATCAACATAGATACTGTAGATTACGCCGTAATTGAAGAACCAATATTTGCACAAAACAGAAATGTAGTGCGTACTTTGTCAGAAGTAGTTGGAGCTGTCTGGGGAACACTATGTTTAAGTGATATACCAACAACATTAGTTGACAACGGCACATGGAAAAAACAAATACTAGGTAGCGGTAAAGCTACAAAAGATGATATACTAGAGTATGCAATAGAAAAGTGGGGAGACAAGTTCCCCGAACAAGATTACGCTGATGCAGCTTGCGTTGCATTATACTCAGTGAAGGAGAATAGAAATGGCAGCACCTAAAGGTTATAAAAAAACAACGGGTCAAAAGAATAAAACATATTTTTATGATACACCTGAACCTAAAGATAATAAGATAGAAGATAAGTTACCTAAAGGCATGACTGCTGAAGAGTTCAAAGCAAAGTATGCTAAGATTGTGTGGTGTGATTATTATAAATGTATACACAATGTACAAACTGAGGGAGCTAAACGAACTATAGCAACTTTATTAGAAAACCCTGAATACAAACCTCTTGGTCCAAAGGATGCAATGATAAGAGGTGTATGTAGCAGAGCTGAGATAGGTATTAAATTTAAAGAGATAAGCACTACGGGTGGCGTAAAACATAAAGTACCAGAGTGTTTTAATGCTGCTGGTAATAAAAACAAAGGCGGTATGGATTTTAGTAAATTGCTACAATCAGACGGAAGCCCACATGGAGGAAGCATTGAATCAGGAAACGCTGATACAGGATGGTCTAATGCTGCATATATGTAATGCCTAAAAAATTACCTAAAGCGGTTAAAGACCGAGCATTTAAATTATATTTGACAGAAGAATACTCTGCTAAAGAAATAGCTTTGCAAGTTTCTGCAGAACACGGTGTGGTTATGAGTGAGCAAACTATATATGCTTGGGTGCGTGCAGACGATTGGAAACAAAGATTAGCTGAAACAAAAGCTAAAGCTATAGAGAAAGTACAAGATAACGAATCTACAAAGTTAGCTAGAATGCAAGAAGAACATCAGCAAATGTATAAAGGTATTAGAGATAAAGCTGGTTCAGAGTTGCAATTACTTAATTTTGAAAGAGCTTTTGATGCAGTTAAAGCGTTAGATATAGGTATACAGGGAGAAAGACAGGTTGCAGAAGGGCTAATTAATGTGCAGTTTATTCAAGATGTAGTTAATATATTAGTAGAAGAAATAGAAGACCCAGATTTAATTAAAAAAATAGCGGCTAAATTAAAAGTGCTGATGGCATCAAAAGATAATGAGTGATGATTTAACAACATATGATAAAGCCTTTGAACTACTTGCAGAAAAACTAGAAAAAAGTAATAAATATAAGGTGGGTAGTTTTTGGGAGTTTACTAGGGATATTTGGTCTCAAGGATTTGAGCACCCAGAATATTTTCAAGCATGGCATGTAGGTAAATTAACTGAAGAAGTAGAAAAATGCATTAATGATGGGCTTAACTATTTAGCTATATTACCAAGAGC